TGAATGCGGTCAACGATCTTTCGTATGAACTAAAGACTGAGAGGAACAAATAAGATGCCGACATTTTCCGTGAATCCATCAAAGGAAATTAAAAATCCTTTTGGGGGAATTTCTGGACTAATTGAGCGCGGAAACATTGATTTGTTCTCTAGGCCGATAGTGAAGAATCCAGATGGAACAATTTCCACAGTCAGATCAACATCATTCAATGTGGATGGGCAAGAAGTGCTTGTTCCAACAGTAAGTGATGATGGTAGAATAATGTCTGACAAGGAGGCATTGATGAAATACTTTGAAACAGGCAAGCATCTTGGTAAATTTGAAAAACCAGATCAAGCCACTCAATACGCACAAAAACTTCACGAACAACAAGCCAACCTATATTTAAACAAATAATATGGCAACCAATCAAGAGAAGAACAATCGTCGCGGAGATTACTACCAGAGGATTATTGATTGCCTGAACCAACGCGAAACCTGGGAGAACCGCCAGCGGTTATTCTACCAAGCTCGCTACTTTGGCGTGCGCCGTAAGGTCAAGCCTTGGCCAACAGCAGCCGACCTGCACGTTCAGTTGATCGACACAGCGATTGAGCGTCTCAAGCCCTCCTTCGTCAACAGCGCGATTGGCAACGACATTCTTTCCAGCTTCGTTCCGATGCGTCAGCAGTTGACTCCGATTACTGTTACCGCCGAGCGTTGGTTTGATTACAAAATGCGCGAGCAGTCTAACTTCCAGAAAGAGATTGTGTCCGTAATTGACAACTTGCTTCTCTATGGTCGCGGTGTTGCCAAGGTTGTTTGGGACGATCAAAACAAGCGGATCGGCTTCGAAGCCATCGATCCTTTTCATTTGATTGTTCCTCAGTACACCAAGGAACTTAAAGATGCAGACTTCATCGTCCACATCATTTCCATTTCCGTTGATAGCTATAAGACCAACCCTCTCTACAAGCAGGACGAAAACTTTATCAAAACAATTGCTGGCAAGCCAAACAACGCTGTTGGACTTCGCAGCGAGATTCAAGACGAGATCTATCGTCGCGAAGGCATCACGCAGGAAGCAGAGGAAGATCGGATCATCTTGTGGGAAATGTACACTCCGTCGAAGGACGGATGGTTGGTTGAGACATTCTCCCCTCTTGTAGTCAACGAGAACGTGCGAAAACCTTTTACCCTCCCATACGAACACGGCGAACCTCCGTTTGTTGATTTCCCATATGAAATCACAGGTGGCGGTTGGTATAGTCCTCGCGGGGTAGCTGAAATCCTCCTCCCTGGCGAAAACCTCCTAAACAAGCTCAAGAACTCGCTCTCTGACTATGTAGAGCTGGCCAACCGCCCTGTTTTCGAAGCGCAGAATCCAGTATCGCTGAACACAGCGAACTTGAGGATGCAGCCTGGTCAGATCCTTCCGCAAGGATTAAAGCCTGTCCAGTTCAGCCAACCTCCCTTCGACTTCCAGCGTTTGATGCTTGAAGAGCGTCAGCTCGCAGAGAATCGCATGGGTAACGCTGACTTTGGTGCTGGCTCGCAGTTTAATACTGGAGACAGAAAGACTGCTGCCGAGATCCAAGCGATGCAGGGTCAGGCTGCTGCTTCTGGTGATTTGCGTAATCGCATCTTCCGAATGAGCTTGGCTCACCTCTTCCGTCAGTCTTGGGCGTTGTACGTCCAGTACGCGAAGGAAGATTTGATGTTCCGTTATGCCGACGATACTGGCCAGATGGTTCCTGAAGGAATCCATGAGCAGTACTCGATTGAGCCGAAGGGCGGACTTGACTTTATCAACCGCCAATTTGCATTGCAGAAATCAGTTGCTCGCATGCAGATGTTCCAAGGAAATCCCTACATCAACCAAGGAGAACTGGTAAAGTCAGTTCTTGAACAAGATGACCCTAGTCTCGTTAGAAAACTATTTACTGACCCGCAAGCAGGAGCAGGCGATCAAGCTGAAGATCAAGCGACAGAAATTGCGACCATGCTGGCCACAGGATTCCCTGTCGCGATTAAGCCTAGCGATGATCACAAAGCGCACATATCGGTTCTCTTCGCGTTCAACCAAGCAGCGCAAATGCGCCAGCAGCCAGTAGACCAGAGTGCAGTTCAGGTTCTTATGGACCACTTGCAACAGCACTTAGCTGCGCTGGAACAGACCGATCCGAATACTTCCAGGGCTATTCAGAAACAACTTCGCGATGCAGCCAAGCCACAAGTACAACAGCAAGGCCAAGCACCGCAACAAATCCAACCACAGGTAATGTAATATGGCAACCAAACCCAAAACCACAACTTCAGCAGGAACAACCATGAGTCCAATGGACATGGTACAAAATCCTAATTTTTCATCCTTAATGCGAAATCAAGATTACTTCAATACACTTGCGCAATTGGTAGCAGATCGTCAGGCGCGAGGTGAAATGCCTAATCTAATGCCAATTGGTGGGACAGGAATTACAGCAGAACAAATGCGTAATCTTACTCCAGATAGAAGGCAGGCTCTAGAAGAAGCAATGGCAATGCGTCAAAGCGTACTTGGTGGGCCAAATTACCAAGCTCCAAACCAACCCATTGCAACAACTGGAAGCGCGATGCCACAAGCAAGTTCAAACATTACTCAAATGGAGCCGATCCCATCACAAGACGAAATTAATAAAAGAATGGAATTGGTTAGGACACTTAATGAAAATCCAAGAGTTCAAGAGTTCAGAAGAACTCCTCCACCACAAATGCCACAGATGCAGAACTATAATCAAATGCTTCAGCAAGGAATGCGCAGGAATCAAGATATGAACCAAGCGGTTCAGAACCTCGCAGCTCCTACTGGTCCAGCCAGAAGTTTCTCACAAGTTGTTGGCGGAGTTAATCGCATGAACCGCATGCCTAGACAGCCTCGCAATAACTTACTCGCTCCTAGCAATCAGAAGCTAATTTAAGCTTTGACTTTATAGCTACATCCGCTTGTATTGGCAGATGGCAGTACCAGTAATGCGCGATGCATTCCAAGCTGAAGGCTTGGCAAAACTCTGTAAGTGGGCAAACCAGAATGGCGCGATTGGCAAGTGTGTTGAGATTGGGTCGTATAGTGGCGAAGGTACTGTGGTACTAGCCGATCATTTTAAAGAAGTATTGGCAGTAGATCCCTGGGAGAATGGGTACGATCCGAATGATGTGGCAAGCCATCAATGCCCAATGGAAGATGTTTTTAATGCTTTTACGGAACGCACCTCTCCTTTCAAGAATGTTTTATATAGCAGGGGCAAAAGCCTAGACGCGCTCCAGTTTTTTAAGGATGGAGAGCTGGACATGGTTTATGTTGACGGAGATCATAGGTACGAGGGTGCGGTTGCTGATATCAAGGGATGGCTGCCCAAGCTAAGAAAGGGCGGATGCATGACAGGCCACGACTTTAGTTTTCCAGCAGTAAGACAAGCACTCTCAGAGACCTTCAAGGGCGACTACTTGGCCTTATTCCAAGGCGATAGCTGGGGGTACATAGTATGAGAAGACTACGCGCAATTATGGCTTTTATCCGCCACCAGGAGTGGGTAGACGAGCCTAAGTGGGAAGCAGAGGATGAAAGAGCGTTAACTGGATTCCTTGGGACGCTTGCTGGCAAGAAACTTAGCCTTATCCTACTAAACCTTACCCTACGCCAAAATGCCTCCGCAGTAGAGAAAGAAGCGAACTCACTTGCAGAGGCTTGTGGATATGCTAAAGGATTTCGAGGTTGTGTGGCGACAATTGAGTCGTTATGCAGCCCCAAACAAAACTCGCCCATCCTCGACAGCAGGGATGGGGCCGATGAACCTGCTGTCAATTAACCTGCTATTCAGAATGACTCCCTGAGTGGTGGTGTAAAGAAAGGGTCAACATGGCGGATTCCAAAGAACCAACTGAACTTGATATGCTGAAGATAGCAGCAGCATTTGACGCTGGGTTAGATGAAGTACCAGAAGACAATGTTGAGGCTACTAAAGAAGTTAAGCAGGAGGTTGAAAGTAGTGATAACTCGGAGAAACCTACGACTCCAGAAAACGCCGAACCAAAATCCACATCGAACGATGCGGTGGTAGATGAAGTCCCTAAGACTGAAACTACATCAACAAGCTCTTTAACAACGCAATCTGATGAACCCAAGTCAGAGTCAGCTTCCGAAAAGAAGCAAAGCAAGTACCAAAAGGCACAGTCTCGACTCGCCAAAGAGTGGGACGATGTCAAAGCGGAACGTGCAAGACTCCAGGCTGAGAGAGAGGCTATTGAAGCAGCCAAGACTGCAAGGGCTGGTCAAGAAGCTACTCCAGCAAAGACAGAGGCAAGTTCTAGCAAGTTTAGCGCGGATGACTATCGCGAAGCCGCAAAAAGCTATCGTGACGAAGGCCGTGATGATCTTGCAAAACTCGCTGAAAGCAAAGCCAACGAGATTGAAACTGCTGGTAAGAGAGAGAACGAGCAGAAGGCACAGGCAGAATGGAAGAATGCCTGGGACCAAAACCTTTTGCGCGAAGTCGAAGCGAATCCAGAATTAAAGGATTCTTCGACCAATCTCTACAAAGCAGTATCAACCTTGTTACAGCAACACGCGATTCTTAGGAACTATCCTAACGGAATCAATGATGCTGTAGGATTGGCAAAGATGAGGCTCAAGGCGGACGCTGCCTCTGACTTGGAAAAGAAGATTGCAAAGTATGAGTCAGAATTGACTCAACTAAGAAAGGCAACGACACCTGCAAGCGGTCAACCTTCTGGCCCTGCTCGCGTTAAAGCTTTTCACGAACTCTCCTCTGAGGAGCAAGGACGTGAATTGATGAAAATGGCAGCAGAGGCGGATAGATCGTAAAATAGGTTAGTTGTTTAAAAGGAAAATAATAAAATGGCTAATGTAACTACTGGATCTGTCTCTGCGCAGTTCCAAACGTATTTTTCCAAGATGCTCTTGGAACGTGCGTTACCCTTGCTCCAGATGGAGCAATTCGCAATGAAGGTGGCGTATCCTTCGAAAACTGGCGGAAATCGTACCATCCGCTTTTTCAAATTTGACAATCCTTCGATCAGCAGCATTGTTGGTCTGTCGGAAGGCACGACTGTTAACGATGGCTCGGATCAACGTCAGTTGACCCTGTCCACAGTTGAAGCGACCCTCCAGCAGTACGGCAGTCAGGTCGTCCTCACGGACGTATTGCTCGCGACGGAATTGTTCAACCACCTCGCCCAGGCCACAAAACAGTTGGGTGAAGACGCTGCTCTGCATGCGGACACTCTGTGTCACCGCGCGCTGATCCAAGACTCTTCCACCTCTACTGGCACAAACGTTGCCACGAAGTCGTATGCTCGTTACGCGCAGAACGGCACGAACGGCACGACCTTCGCGACCAGCTCTGTTGCTAACAGCGCAATCACCGCCACCGACTTACTCGACGGCGCGACTGCATTGTTCATCAACCGCGCTCCTAAGATCAAGGATTCTTACGTCCTTGTCGCTCACCCTGCGGTCATTCGTGACCTCCAGCAGGATGACGATTGGTTGAAGGTGTCGAGCTACTCGAACCCTGAAGCAATTTTTAAGGGAGAAATTGGTTCTCTTTT